ATTCTTAGTGTAAAGCAATTTGAGATTGTTTACAATAACAGTTGTGAAGTAGTTGAAAGCAGAGCCGTTAGACGGGTCGAAGTTTTTTAGAGTCTTGAAGACTAGCATAAAGCACTCCTGTTTGGCATCATCATAATCCACTTTGAATTTAAAGCTCATGAGTATATTGTTAATAAGAATGTCCAGTTTGGATACTAACTCACTTTCATACTCTGAAGGAGACTCAAGATAGTTTTTTATCGTAGCTTCAAATTCTTTATTATTGAGATAATGTTTACTTTTTTTAGAACTCATACAAAGTATAATAGAGCATGGACTTAGATAGTTTATTAGAAAGTTTTGAGAAAACTGAGAATTTTTACCGAGACGACGTCGGTGAAGAGAAAATAGTTTTTATCCACGACAGCTGTGTTAGGCAAAGAGGTCAGGTATTCCAGTTCTCCGATGAGGAGTTTGGTATTCTAGGTTCTCTCCTTTCTCAGACAAGTCTTCCCCTTGATTCCTATCAATTTGTGGCGGCTATCAAAGAGATAGGTGCTACGGAGGATACGGTTACCACGCCAGACCTGCACAAGAACCGACCTTTGTTAGAGGAAGAGTTGCGTGAAATTAAGCCAACTCTCATTTTCCTCTTAGGGAATCTGTCTATGCGTACATTGTTGAAGAAGTCGGGTATTACCAATAAGAGAGGTAAAGAGTTCTGGTTAGAGATGGACGACGTAAGCGTACCTGTTGTACCAGTACTCCACCCTTTTTCCTTATACTCAGAGCCAAAGTTACGACCTCTTTTTGTGCAGGATGTTAACAACGCGTATGATAAGTTTATTCTCAATAAGAACAAAGTTACAGGAGGCACTCATGAGGTTTGTATGGATGTTGAGAGCGCATTGTCTAAGCTGAGGGAATGTTTATCTAAAGATGTAGTAGCGGTGGACTTAGAGACCACTGGACTGGACTATAAGAAGGATAAGATTACCACCTTGGGAATATCCGTGGGAGAGGAGGACGCTTTTGTAATACCGCTGTACCATAAAGAGGCACCGTTCACTGATTCTGAACTGTCTAGGATTTGTAATGCCACGCAATTACTCATGGCTTCCGACACTAATAAGGTATTCCATAATTGTAAGTTCGATTTGAAGTTTTTGCGGAACTGGGGGGTGCGTGCTTTTAACAACATAGACGACACTCAGATAATGCATTCTCTCATAGATGAGAACTTGCCACACGGACTAATGGATTTGGTTAAAGAATACTTTCCACAAGAATTGGAGAAATTTTAATGAGAGCGACTGATTATAAGCAGAGTTTTAAGGAAGGAGATAAAGCCGAGGATTCATTTGAATTAGCCGCTAATAAGTTTGGTCTCACCACCAGAAAAGCGACGTTTTCAGAGAATGTACACAAACATATAGACTGGTGGCTTGATGATAGGATTAGCGTGGACGTAAAGGCGCGTAAGAGGTCCTCTCGTGCGTCCACACAGGTTCAGGATGAATGGTTATGGGTAGAGTTTAAAAACGTCTCAGGGCGTCCTGGATGGCTCTACGGAGAAGCTTACTTTATCGCGTTAGAGAGAGCTGATGGTTTTGTTCTAGTTAGGAGAGAGGACTTGGTTGCACTGTCGGAAGAGTTGGTTGATTTCAACGTCCCCGTTACGAGTGCGGCTGAGTGTGAGTATAAACCTTACACTAGGAGGGGTAGGAAGGACGTTATATCCAAGATACGGTTCTCTGATGTGCTTAATAAATTGGAGTGCCTCAAATGGAGATTCGTGAATGATACGCCCTGAAGTCTCTCATGAACAAAAAGAACACGCGGTTGCCGCCTTAAAACAGGCGTTGCGTACTATTATTAATGTGGGAGATGCTACACAACAGGATAGGAGTACAAACTCCCGTTACGTAAATATAATCATAGACATAAATAAAATCATAAACGAATTAAATGCTTACAGTAACTAACGGAGCAAAGCATGATTGGGAGAATATGCCTCTCGATGAACTGGCATTTGGAAATGCTATGGATTGTAATTTCACACTGCGCTTGTATAAGGAGCTCGGGAGGAAGATGAAGGAGACTAAGGTCAATTTCGTTTATGAGAACCTTTTGAAGGACATTCTCGTAATCCTAAGCATGGTGGAGAATAGAGGTATCGAGGTGGACCAGGAATACCTCTCTTCTTTGGATGAGGTACTTTCTGAAAGTATAGAGGAGCTTGAGGCTTCTCTGCTGAAGCTGTCTCCTATAGACGACTTCAATCCTAGGTCCACTCAACAGACTGCAGAGGTTCTGTTTACTTCGGCTGGTTTTGATTTAACTCCTGTTGAGTTCTCCGCTAAGACCAAGACCCCTAAGATTTCGGAGGCTCATCTGGTCAAAGTGTTAGAGGATACGTCAGACTCTGAAACACGAGAGTTCATGGAGACCCTTATGAAGTACAAATATCGTGTTAAACAGCATCGGACGTATGTGAAAGGGGTTAAGGGGGCGATAGAGTATAATGACGATGGTCGTATCTACTCTAACTATAACTTCGCTACTGTTGTCACTGGAAGGCTTTCGTGTTCCACCTATTCCGTAGGGGCGAAGAAGAAGGGAGTGTCTTTCCACACTCTACCGAGAAAGGATGAAGAGAGTGGTGAGATAAATATCAGGAACCTTATGAAGGCTGACAGCAAGAAAGCGTTCATAGCCGCCGACTTTTCACAAGCCGAGCTCAGGATGCTTGCCCAATGCTGTAGGGATGAGAGTCTCATTGAGGCTTTTAATTCGGGTCAGGACTTACATAAGTTCACCGCTAGTTTAGTTTTCGATAAGCCTATCGATGCCATAACCAAAGAGGAGCGACAGATTGCCAAAAGCGTCAGTTTCCTAATTGTTTATGGAGGGGGACCTTTTAAGTTATCGGAGCAGGTCGGGAAGCCTGTAGGATACTGCAAGAACATATTTAAATCTTATCAGGATGCTTTCCCCAAAGTTTTCAGTTGGATTAATAGAGTCCACAGAGGCATTAGGAAAGACGGACACGCTATCAGTTTGTTTGGGCGCAGGAGACATCTCTCCAACGTCAACAGCCCCGTGAGGTCTTACCAGTACAGAGCGTTGCGTCAAGGCATGAACTTTGTTATTCAGAGTTCAGCCTCTGACCTTATGTTGCACTCCATAAAGAGGTTACACCGATATAACAAGGTTCTAGGGCTTGGTATGGATATACTTGCTACGGTACATGACTCGGTTGAAGTGCAATGTGACCTACATAATATGGACAAATGCATAGAGACTTTAAAATATGTTCTCCCCTATACCGATGATTTTAAGGATATGTACGGAATTGATTTTGTTGTACCCTTCGAAGTTGATATCGAGGCTGGGACCTCCTTTGGAAATCTATTGGACGCCCAGTTTGATGGTAATGGCAGGGTTCTAAATGGTAAAGAGATTGCGGAATTCGTTGCGCGTGGCTAGAGCGGTCATATTAACGGACCTGCATCTGAGGTCGGACTACATGCCTGGATATCTTGATATGCAGGTGGAGACCTTTACCCGTCTAGTAAACACCAAACCCCCAGACACTGTCATAATTAACGGGGACATATTCCACAGAAGGAATCCCAAAGGCGCCGAATTGCTAGCCTTCAGGAGACTCTTAGAAGGGTTCAAAACTAAAGAAATTTTAATCAATAGAGGTAACCATGATACAATCGCTAAAGACGGCAGTACGGAGACTACGTTATCTCTGTTCTCTGACATTGCAACTATATTTTCCGAGACTACTACTCATCGTATTGGCTCCGTGGATTTTGATTTCATCCCCCACTACGAAGATGAATCGAAAATTATTCAAGACCTTAGAGGAAGTACCAACCACGTCTTCGGGCATTGGGGCTTTGATGGTTGCGTGGCTAATGGTTCTTATGAGTATGAGTCTTATGTTAAGAGGTCTCATATTGGTAATAGACGCCTATGTTTCCTAGGGCATATACATAAACCTAAGATATATGGAAAAAATATTTTTGTTCTTGGAACTGCGCACTCGACTTCTTTCGGTGAAGCCAATGCCCAAAAATACATTCACGAGCTCTTGGTCAGAGACGGAGTGGTTGAGGTGGTACGTAAGCCGATTGATTTCGGTATACGTCACGTCACCTGTACATTGGATTCGCTTGAGGATTATTCGAAAAGGTTCAGATTTGATTCATTCTTTACCATACTACGTCTCAAACTTGATACGTTGGACACTGCCGTGGAGAAGGAGTTGTATGAGCAGATTGGAAAAAAATACCCTATTCAACACTTGGAGATTTCGTTTGAGGACGTCCTCCATAAGTACGACTCAAATCATGAAACTTCTGAGCGTGTATTCACTCTCGACGATGCTGTTGTTGGCGATTATATAGACGCCAGCGAATCGCCTTTCTCTAAGGCTGAACTGATGTCTATGCTAGACGAAATAAAATCTCATGAAAATTAACAAAGTAAAGATAGAGAACTTCCTTTCTATTGGCAACGCTGAGATTGATTTTGAGGACTTCTCTGAACTCGTTCTCGTAGAGGGGAAGAATCTGGATACTAACCCAACAAGTTCTAACGGAGCGGGTAAGAGTTCCGTAATCGAAGCATTGTGCTTTGCTCTGTTTGGTAAGACTATTAGGAAGACTACCGAGAAGAGTATAATAAACAAGTATACGAAGGGCAAGTGTCGCGTGACATTAACGGTTAACGACAATGTAGTAATAGAACGGACCAAGAAACCCCCAAGACTTGTTGTAAAGGTAGACGATGAGAACGTTACTAAGGATGGTATAGCCAGTACGCAAAAGTATCTGGAGAAGGTGTTAAACATAAACCAGTCGGTTTTTATGGCTTCTATAGTTTTCGGTCAGGGTATAAAGACTAACTTTTTGACCTCCACTCCCGACGAAAAGCGGAGTATTATTCAGAACTTTCTCAATATATCGGACTTACTATCGACTAGGTCTAAGATTAGGTCTCTAAAGTCCGCATCTTTGAATGAGAAAAAAGTGCAGACTACTCTCTTAGACGAGTCTTTGTCTCGGATTGATAAGATGTCTGCGAAGATAAAGGAGCTACGAACAACTAAGAAACAAATAAACAACTTGTTCTCGGCGGATAAGATTAAGTTTATAGAAAATCATTCTCTCTCGGAGATTCAGGAGAGAGAGAGGACTTATCATGAGCTGGATTTGGTATACGAGCAAACAGCCCAGACAAGGTCTAGGCTACGGAGCGACATAGAGGACGCACGTATGCGCATAAAGAACTATAAAGGAGGTGCCTGTGAGCACTGCTCTAAAGTATCGTATCGGATTTGGGAGCTCATGAATAAGGATGAAGAGTTTATAAAAAATGCCCTCGTATCTTTGGATGAGTATAAGAAAGATATGAGTAGGTTGAGAGAACAGCTTGACGAGTGTGAAGTTCCTATTACTGTACAGGATTTCGAGACTATAGAGTTTTTCAAGAACATAGATTCCGAGCTGAAAATACTACGAGACCAGAAGAAAGACCAGCAGAAGATTAAGAGGAAGCACATGAAAGATATGAGTTTCCATCAGAAGCGTCATGACCTCCTCAAGTTCTGGGACGTGGCATTTTCTGAGCAGGGTCTTGTTCGTTACGTCATACGTAACATTCTATCATTCTTTAATGAGAGGGCGAATTATTATATGAAGTTTCTTACCGCTGGGAACTTCTCTATAGAGTTCGACGAAACTCTAAAAGAGGAGGTGTATCTGAAAGATTCCTTAGTGTACTATGAATCTTTATCTGGTGGAGAAAAGAAAAAAGTTTCTCTTTCTGTAATGCTGGCGCTGAATGATTTACTATTATTGTCTGGGAAGTCCCGTGCCAACATAGTATTCTTTGATGAGATAGCAGATTCTTTAGATGATGAAGGCATAAAGGGAATCTATGAGTTAATTAAGGAAGTGTCCGAAGTTAAGAAAATGTTTATCATATCACATAATGATTACTTGATAGGGATGATTGAAGACTGGGCAGACCTTTTAAAGGTTCAAAAGAAAAAGAACATAACTACTATAAAGAAGAAAAGCAATGCCCACATATAGTTTCAATTGTTCTTCCCATGGAGAGTTCAATGAGAATTGCCCGTGGGAAGAGTACAAGGCGAAAGACGACAAATGGGAGTGCCCTGAGTGTGGAGAGCCCTGCAAGAGGGTATGGGCTGGGAAGGCTCCTATGGTCAGAATAGGGAACCCAGAGACCCACGCTGTGAAGAGGAGCTACAACTATATCCAAGGGTCTGAAGAGAACTGGATGAGAGATGAGGTGCGTAACATTAAGGACAATGTACTCTCTCAGGAAGGACAGAGCAAAAGCTCTCCTTACTCAACCTTTCAAGTATCTGACCCAGAGGCACTGGGATTCAAGAAGGTCGATGAGGGAGAGGCTAGACAGAGAATGGAAGCCGCTAAGAAGTCCAAGAAAGACTCTCTTGTAAAAAAGAACAACCAGAGCAAGAGCTAGACAATTATTGTCAATATCGGCTTTGTCAGTCTATTATAGCATATGGCGTATACATTCCAAGACTCAATACAACGCGGCATAATTTATCTGGCGAAATCCGAGGAGGGGTTTCTAGTTGAGACGATGCCGATGATTAAGTCGGACTACTTCGAATTTCCGTCCCATCAAAAGTTCTACACCATTCTAAAGGAGTTCTTCCTCAAGTACAAGAAGCTCCCCACTGATGACCAGCTTCTAGAAGAGGTCAGAGGGGTAATGGCATCAAACGAACTTTTTGGTGATTACAAAGAAGAGTTATCGGAGATTAATAAACTAGATGTTAAGTCTAT